GTCATGAACGAGACGGGCGTTCCCGACTGGGATCGAAACCTTGCTCTGACGACCCGTGATTACAATTCGGGTGCGTCGAACCTTGCTGCGCGGGAGACGATGGCCGGCATGCCGACGGAAGCCTATCGCAAAGCCTACATCGGCGAGATCTGCAACTTCTCGACGCTCAAGCTCGACTACGGGCTGCGGCTGACGGCGGCAGCGCCGGGCGCATCGGTCACGATGGACACGCGGACATCGGCCACGGCCAACTTCTACGTACCGAAGTCGAAATCGACGGCTAGCACGGGAGAGAAATCCCCGGTCGATAACCGATTTCACACCATCACGACCAGCACGAACACGGGCGTAAAGGCCGGCGACTGCTTCACGATCGCGAACGTCTATGACGTGCATAAGATCACGAAATCGTCGACAGGACAGTTAAAGACCTTCCGTGTGGTGTCGCTGCCAACCTCGACCACGATGGTCATCACTCCGCCGATCATCAGCGCGCCGTCGAGCCCGACCGATGCCGAGAAGCAGTACAAGAACTGTGAAACGTCGGCCACCAGCGCAACGGCAGCGATCACGTTCTTGAACATCGCGGCGGCCGGCGTCAACCCGTTCTGGTTCAAGGATGCGATCGAGCTGATTCCGGGATCCTACGCGGTTCCTGGTGATGCCGGCCCTGGCATGCTGCGGGCGCGCACCGATAACGGCGTCGAGGTGGTGCTCACCAAGAGCTACAACCACAACACGATGGTGACCGAGTTCGCCGCGAGGACGTACTGGGGGACGGCGCTGCTGAATCCGGAGATGGCTGGGATCCTGATCTGCGGCCAGGCCTAAGTTCTACTGAGACCGTTGCGGGGGTTTAACCGCCCCCGCTCTTTTGACTCAACGAGGTGACCGACATGGCCAAGAAGAAAAAGAAGGGCGGCCGGGGCTGCTGATATGGCGTACACAAAGCGCGAGCTGGTGCGGCGGGCGTTCTCCCGGATCGGGCTTGCGTCCTATGTGTACGACCTGCAACCGGAAGAATGGCGCGATGCCGTTTTGTTACTTGATGAAATGATGGCGGAATGGAATATCCGCGGCATTCGTATCAACTGGCCGGCGCACGACTCACATGAAGATGTGAGACTCGATGAGGTGCTGACCATTCCCGATCAGTCTTACAGCGCGATCGTCTGTCATCTGGCGATCCGACTGGCTCCGATCTACGGCAAGACCATCCCGATGGAACTGGCCCGCGCGGCTCACCAGGCGTACAACGCACTGGCCGGGTACTGTGCGCAGCCAGAGGAACGCTCACTCGGCGGAACCGCTCTCGCGGGCGCCGGCAATCGTCCGCTCGCTCCATCGAGGGTATTCCTGCCGCACGAAACACCGCTTTCGGTGGGATCTGATGACGTGCTGGAGATCGGCCCGTGACGACCATCAACCGACTGACTACGGCCGACACGGTGGCACTCGTTGACCGTGTCGTGATCTGGAGCGAACAGGACGGAGACACCCGTGGCGCAACGCTGCAGACGCTCTCCGCTTTGCTGGGCAGTGGCGGAGGCGGCGGAACCACGCCGACCACGCCGGCCGGAACCACGCGCGTTCTGGTCTCGCCGGTATTCACCCCATTCACAACCACAGTCGCACCGGCCACGGGCGACATCTGGCTGATCCTGAGCCCGGTTCCGGCGCTGAGCGTGGGAACGGTTGAGCTGCCCGCGCTGGCCAGTTGCGTCGATGGCCAGGAAATCCTGATCTCGACCACGAAGCCGCTTACCGAACTGACAATTGACGGCGGCGATGCTGATGTGACGGGCGACCCCGGGGCGCTTGCGGCGGACGGCTACATCCGGCTGCGCTTCGATGCGGCGTTGGTCGCATGGGTGAGGGTCGGCTGATGGCTTCCCTACCCATCCCAATTCTGTCCGGCATCTACACCGACGCAGGGAACGATTACCGGGTGAGCTACCCGGTAAACCTGCAGCCGGTTGCGGCGGACACGGGGATCGGGGACAGCTACCTGCGGCCGTGCGATGGCATCACTGCGCTGACTACGGGTCCGGGTGACGATCGGGGTGGCATCCAGTGGAAGGGCGACCATTACCGGGTGATGGGTGAGTACCTGTGCCACATCACAAGTTTTGGAATGGTCTCAATGGTCGGCAACGTCGGACCCGGCACGCGCTGCACGTTCGATTATTCCTTCGACCGCCTCGGCATCACGGCGGGCGGAAATCTGTATTACTGGGACAAAACGACATTCACCCAAGTATCGGACCCTGATGTTGGCAACGTGCTCGACCACATCTGGATCGATGGTTATTTCCTGTTCACCGATGGCGAATTCCTCATTGTGACCGAGCTCAACGACCCGGAGAGCATCAACCCGTTGAAGTACGGATCATCTGAAGTGGACCCAGACCCGGTTAAGGCGGTGTTGAAAGTCAGGAACGAACCCTACGCCGTGAACCGTTACACCATCGAAGTGTATGAAAACACGGGCGGATCCGGCTTTCCGTTCCAACGCATCAGCGGCGGCCAGATCACTAAGGGCGCCATTGGGACGCATGCGGCGTGCGTCTGGAATGAGGCGATTGCCTTCGTCGGTGGCGGGCGTAACGAAGCGGTCAGCGTCTACCTAGGGGCGAATGCGCAGGCGACCAAGATCGCGACGGCCGAGGTCGACCGGGTCATCAACGGATACACCGAGTCGCAACTGTCAGACGTGATCGTCGAGGCGCGGGTGGACCGGGACGCGAATCTCCTGCTGGTGCATCTGCCGCACGAGACGCTGTGCTATGACTCGATCGCCTCGCAGGCGCTGCAGCGGCCAATCTGGCACGTGCTGACCAGCGGCGACCACTACCGCGCGCGCAATCTCGTGCGCTGTCATGATCGGTGGTACGTGGGCGACACGCTGACGGCCCGGGTCGGCTATCTGGACGAAGCCACGGGACTGCACTGGGGCGACGTGGTTCCGTGGGAGTTCGGGACCGCGGTGCTCTACAACGGCGGACCCTCCGCGATCATCCACCGGCTTGAACTCATGGGCCTGACGGGCCGCGCTCCGCTGGGCGCCGATCCGCTGGTTTCGACATCCTACAGCCACGACGGACTGACGTGGAGCCAGGACAAAACCACAGCAGCCGGCAAACAGGGCGAGCGCAATGCCCGCTTGTGCTGGTTGCGGCAGGGGCTAGTGCGACGGTGGCGCGTGCAACGCTTCCGCGGCACGTCGGATGCTCGGGTGACGGTCTCGCGGCTCGATGCTGAAGTGGAGTCGCTCAATGTCTAGTTCCGTTCCGAATCGCGACGTTCTCGCTCGAGTCTTCCGCGATCACCAATCGCTGCGGGCGTTTGAAACGCTGTTCCGCCAGGTCAACACCGAGCTTCCCGGCGCAGTGGATGGTGTCGCCAACACCCTGGCCGAGGTATCGACGGAGGTGGTCGCTTTGAATCTCGTCATGGCAGCGGTCGCGGCGCGGATCGCCGAACTGGAAACTGTTGAGCGGCGGTTGACGCAACAGGCCGAGGACATCGAAGCGCTTTCGCTGGGCCTGGAACTGCGTATCGCAGCGATTGAGCAATACGAGGGCGTGGCATGGCATTAACTTTCGGCCGGCTGTTTGCGCCTACGGTGGTCGCATCTGGCACCGCGGGCACCATGTACACGGTCCCGGTGGACCCGGACACGACCATCGCGCGCGGTGTGCGGGTCCGGTTCAGCAACACCACCGCAGGCGCCATCTCGATTCGAGTGTATGCGGTCCCGGCTGCCGGGTCACCCGCGGATGCCAACACGGCATTGCCGACCACATCGATCGCGGCGAACGGCTATCTGGACGTACAGATTCCGGTACTGGTGGCCGGTGACATGCTGCAGGCCATTGCCAGCGCGGCCACGTCGATCACGGCGACATGCTTAGATGGGTTCTTGCAGTCATGACGGACTACACCATCGGCGCAGTGGCTTATCTGTCGAGGAAACAGGTATCGCGGCATATCCCGAGCCCGCAGGAAGTGGGCGAGGCCATGGTGCGAGCGATCGCCGCTGGCGAACTGACACAGACTGTCCAGCCGGTGGAGCACTTACGGGCTGGACGGGTTTATGTGCGGCACATCTTCTGCAGGGC